GTCGGCGCCATGGTGCGGGCCGAGCTGGACGCGCTGCCCGACCAGCTCGCGCCGCAGCTCGCCGCCGTCAGCGACCCCGACGAGGCGCACGCGCTGCTGGCTGCCCACTGCCGCAATAGCCTGCTGCGCCTGGCCGAGCTGCTGCGCAAGAAAGGCGGCGCGCGATGAGCGCTGTGCTGCAGGCGCCCGACACCCGCGGCGTGCGCGCGCGGCTGGTCTATGCCTTGCCGTGGTGCCAGGAGCAGCTCGCGCGTCACATCGAGCCGCGCCAGTCGCTGACCGTCTCGCAGTGGGCCGACACCCACCGCGAGCTGACCAGCAAGCAGTCGGGCGAGCACGGCCACTGGCGCACCGACCGCACGCCCTACCTGCGCGAGCTGATGGACTGCCTGTCGGTCGACTCGCCGGTGCGCGACATCGTCGTCATGAAGTCCAGCCAGGTCGGCGTGACCGAGGCGGTGGTCAACTTCCTCGGCTACGTCATGCACCACGCGCCGGCGCCCACCATGGTGCTGATGCCCAGCCTCGAGCTGCGCGACGCCTGGAAGACCCAGAAGCTCAATCCGCTGTTCACCGACACGCCGGCCGTGCGCGAGCTGATGGGCGGCCTGCGCGTGCGCGACGCTGCGCACCGTGCCGACGTGATCGACTTTCCCGGCGGCGTGCTCTTTCTCGCCGGTGGCAACAGCCCCAACAGCTACGCGCAGCGCAGCGCCCGCTACCTGGTGCTCGATGACCTGGACCGCTTCCCGCCCGAGGTCGGCGAGGAAGGTGATCCGGTCGAGCTGGCTAAGGGCCGCACCAAGGCCTTTCGCCGCGCCAAGCGCATCTTCATCAGCACGCCCACTGCGGCCGACACCAGCCTCATCGCCCGCCTCTGGGCCGGCAGCGATCAGCGCGTGTGGCACGTGCCCTGTTCGCATTGCACGGCGCTCATCGCTTTCGAGTGGGACGACAAGCACCTGTTGCCCGGCGCCAAGCATCAAGGCGGGCGCCTCATGTACTCCGAGCAGCTCGACGCCGCTTGGTACGTCTGCGGCGCCTGCGGCGCCACCATCGGTGAGCACCACAAGCCGCGCATGAACGCGCACGGCCGCTGGCTGCCGCAGCAGCCGGGCCGCCACGTGGCGGGCTTTCACTACTCCGCGCTGTTCGGTGCTATGGGCCTGGCGCCCAGCTGGCTCGATCTCGCGCGCGACTACGTCGAGGCCATCAAGAGCACCGGCACCTACAAGACCTTCGTCAATACCCAGCTCGGCCTGCCGCACAAGGAGCAGGGCGAAGAGGTGCACGCGGTCGGCCTCATCACTCGGCGCGAGGCGTACCCCGAGCCGCTGCCCGGCATCGTCGCCCGCACCGCCGGCGTCGACGTGCAGAAGGACCGGCTGGAGGTCACCGTCGCCGACTGGGGCGAGGGTGAAGAGTGCTGGCTGCATGAGCACCTCATCCTGCCCGGCGACACCGCCCAGCCCGACGTGTACACAGAGATGCACCAGGCGCTGCAGGACCTGCAGGTGCACGCCGGCTGCATCGACTCGGGCTTCAACACCAGCCTCGTCTACGCCGCCGTCAAGGGCCGCGCCTGGCTGGCCGCCACGAAGGGCATGCCCGGTCCCGGCAAGCCCTTCGTCGAAGACGATCGCGCGCGCCGGCAGCGCCTGCGCAAGGCGGGCAAGCCGAGGCCCTACGAGCCAATCGGTGTCGATCAGGGCAAGGCGCTGCTGCTGTCGCGCCTGCGCCTGGTTAAGCCCGGGCCGGGCTACATCCACTTCCCGCAGTCGGCCGCCTTCGATGACGAGTACTTCGAGCAGCTCACCGCCGAGAAGCTCGTCACCAAGATGCGCGGCGGCCGCCCCGTGTACGAGTGGGTGCAGAAGCGTCCGCGCAACGAAGCGCTGGATTGCTGGCTGCTCGCCCTGGCCGCGCTGCGCCTGCCGCTGCGGCAAAGCGGTGCGCCGCGCGCGCGGCGCGTGTACTCCCAAGGGGTCAATGCACTATGACTGACAACACCACCCAACGCCGACTTGTCACCCGCACCGTCACCGTGAAGCGCCGCCTCGCCTCCGTGGGCGGCGACCGCAGCGCGGAAGACCTTGCCGAGCGCGAGGCCCGCGGCGCGCTGCCCGAGCACATCGATGAGCTGTGCTGGGCCTGGGCGCGCTGGTGCGAGACGCGCCGCTACTTCGGGCCGCCGCCCAACCTGCCGAGCCTGCTGGGCCGCGTGCAGCGCGTGGCCGGCCGGCCGGGTGATGGCGGGCCCGATGCCGCGCTGAGCGCGCAACTCGCTGCGCTGCATCTGGCCATCATCGGCCAGCCTGTCAACGCACTGGACCGCTGCGTCTTCGAGGTGCATTACCGCTACAGGCCCAAGAGCGTCAAGCACGCGGCAGCACTGCTCGGCATCGGGCGGCAGCATTGGTACACGCTGCGCAACTCCTTCGCGCGCCGCGTGTACTCGGTCCATCACCACATCATTGCGCAGCAGGCAAGTGAAAAAGTGTCGCCCCCAGAGGCGACAACTTTGTCCTCGACCTGAGGCGACACTTTCCCTCAAAATTCGGGCACTTTCTGATTCAGTGGGACCGGACCGCCCGCAAGGGCGCTCCGGTCTTTTTCATGGCCTTTTCCGTTGCGTCCGGTAGCGCCGGCCTGCAGGTGCAGGTGCAAGGCGACTTCCGCGCAGTGCAGTCGCTCGTCGATCGGCTGCCGCAGGAAGAGGTCAAGAAGCGCATGGCCATCGCGATCAACAAGACGCTGGGCCAGGCGCGCAGCGAGGTGCGCGTCGAGATGGCGCGCGTGTTCGACCGGCCGACGCGCTGGACGCTCGACAGCCTCACCATCCTGGCGGCGGGCAGACGCCAGTACACCGGCGCCAGCCGGCCGCTGCCGCAGGAGTTCGAGGAAGGCGTGCTCATCTTCAAAGGTGAGTACGGCGACCTGTACAACCGCGAGCGCGTTTTCATGCGCACGCAGATCGGCGGCGGCGCCCGCAACCTCAAGCCCTTCGAGCGGCGCCTGCGCAAACGAGGCATCCTGCCCGAGGGCTACGTCGTCGCACCCGGGTCGAGCGTGCCACTCGACCAGCACGGCAACGTGAAGGCGAGCGAGATCGTCAAGGTGTTGGCGTATCTGGGCACCTTCAACGACGGCGGCTACGACGCGAACGTGACGTGGCAACAGAAATCGAAGATGGCCAAGGGAACCCGCAAGCGCTACGGCTTCGAGTTCTTCCTGGTGATGCCTCATCTTCGCGGAGCGGGCAGGCACAGAGGCGGAAAGCTGCTGGCGCCTGGCGTCTGGCGCCGTGTGTTCACAGGCTTTGGCACTGCGATTCAGCCCTGGCTCATGTTCATCCGCCCGCCCAACTACGGCCCGCGGCTCGACTTCCTCGGCATCGCGCGCCGCGTGTACGAGCGCGACTTCAGGGGCGCCGTGCTTGATGCGTTCCGCAGCGCAGGCAGGGCGGCGCCGTTGTGAGTGCAGCAAGCATCGGCGCGGCCGCCGCGCAGGTGACGGCGCGCGCAACAGGCTATGGACAGCTCCGCGCGCAGGCGCCGCAAGCAATCCTGAGCGCGCAGTCGAATCGCGCGGTCGTGCAAGCGCGCGCCACCTAGCACCACTGCAACGGGCAGCTCATGGACGAGTTCGACACGGGTGACGCGGTCACGCTGAGTGTCACCTGGTTCAACCTCGCGGGCGCCGCGGTCGCCGCGACCACCGTGTTGCGCGTGCGCTCGCCGAGCGGCGTGCTCACCGCCTACACCGGCGGCCAGTTAAGCAACCCGGCTACCGGGAGATACCAGGTCACGTTGCCCGCCGCAACCGAGGCCGGGCAGTGGTTCTACCGCTGGGAAGCCTCGGGCGCGCTCATCGCCGCCGAGGAGTCCAGCTACTACGTGCGCCCGTCGCGGGTGCTTTGATCGGAGTGCGTTGAGCATGAGCGCCATCAGCCTGACCGACGCGCAGTACATGCTCGACCTGTACCTGCGCGCAGAGCGCGAGATCCTGCAGTACGGGCAGAGCACCGCCATCCAGGACAAGCGGCTCACGCGCGCCGATCTGGAGCAGATCGCGATGCGCCGCAAGGAGTGGGAGCGCAAAGTCAGCGACCTGCTGTCCGGCACCGGCGGCGGCCCGCTGGGTCGCATCAAGTACGTGGTCGCGCGCTGATGCTGCCCGTCAAGCGCAACCTGCTGGATCGAGCCGTCGGCTGGTTCGATCCCGAGGCCGAGATGCGGCGCGTGCGTGCGCGCAGCATGCTCGCCTACTTCAGCAACGACGGCGGCTATGTGGGCGCCGACCGTACGCGCAGCGCCACGCGCGCCGTCAACGCCGCCAACACCAGCGCCGACCGCGCCACGCTCGGCTCCATCAGCCGGCTGCGCTCGCTCTCGCGCGACATGGTGCGCAACAACCCGCTGGCCGGCGGCGCGGTCAACACCGTCACCACCAGCGTGGTCGGCACCGGCCTGTCGGTCAAGCCCTCGCCGCGCTGGCGCCTGCTCGGCATCACCAAAGCGCAGGCGCGCGAGTGGGGCGAGCAGGCGCGCATGCTGTTCGAGCTGTGGGCCGAAAACCCCGCCTGGTGCGACGTGAGCCAGCGGCTGAACTTCTACCAACTGCAAGAACTGGCGTTCCGCTCAGCGCTGGAGTCGGGCGACTGCTTCGGCCTGCTGACCGAGAGCGGGCCGCAGGACGCGATCGCGCGCACGCAGATCCAGCTCATCGAGGCCGACCGCGTCAGCAACCCCGACCACGCCGGCGACACGCTGGAGCTGGCCGGCGGCATCGCGGTCGATCCGCAGGGCCGGGTGACGGCGGCGCACATCGCCGACCGCCACCCGGGCGACTACGCCAGAAAGGGCACCACCTGGACCGAGGTGCGCTTCCTTGGCCAGTACGGTCGGCGCAACCTGTTGCAGCTTGCCGACATCACTCGCCCCGGCCAGCGCCGCGGCGTACCGTACCTCGCGCCGGTCATGGAGCCGCTGCACCAGCTCGGCCGCTACACCGAGGCCGAGGTCACCGCCGCCGTGGTCAGTGCCATGTTCACGGTGTTCGTCAAAGGCGAGACCGGCGCCGTCGGCGCGCCGGCCGCCAACGCACCTGGGCCCAACGGCGGCGCCGCGCCGCCGCTGGCCAGTAACGAGCTTGCGCTCGGGCCCGGCGCGGTCGTCGGCCTGGCCGACAACGAGGCCATCGAGATTGCCAACCCCGGCCGACCCAATGCGCGCTTCGACCCATTCGTGGTTGCGGTGCTGCAGCAGATCGGCGTGCGGCTGGAGCTGCCGCTCGAAGTGCTCATCAAGCACTTCAAGTCCAGCTACTCGGCGGCGCGCGCCGCGCTGCTCGAAGCCTGGCGCTTCTTCCGCAAGCGCCGGCAAGTGCTCGCCTGGCAACTGTGCCAGCCCGCCTATGAGGCAGTCGTCATGCAGCTCGTGCTCGACGGTCGGCTCAGCGCGCCCGGCATGTTCAACGACTCGATCATGCGGGCCGCCTGGCTGGCCGCCGCCTGGATCGGCGACTCCCCGGGCGCGATAGACCCGGAGAAGGAAGTCAAGGCCGCGCTGCTTCGGGTCAACCTGGGCATCAGCACGCTCGATGCGGAAAGCATTGCCTTCGACGGAGTGAGCTGGGAAGACAAGCACCAGCAGCGCGTGCTCGAAGTCAAGGCCCGCGAGGCCGCAGGTCTGGCTGCGCCGGTCATGCCGCAAGGCGGTGACGACTCACGCGACGCGGAGGACGAAGGCGGCGAGCTGCCCGACGACAACGCCGACGACAACGCCGGCGCCGAAGACGACAGCGAAGACGACACGGAGAACTAGGCGATGCGACTCATCGACGTGGTCACCAGCCCGTGGGCACTGCAGCCCGAGAAGCTGCTGGAGATCCGCGCGGTCTACGAGACCCACCTTCGCGGAGAGAAGATCGACCTCAAGGCGGTGGAGGCGCGGCTCGGTCAGCCGCTCGCGAATGCCGAGAAACCCTACACCGTCTACGACGGCGGCGTCGCGGTGGTCTCCCTGGTCGGCGTGCTCGCCAAGCGCGCCAACCTGTTCACCGACATCAGCGGCGGCACCAGCACCCGCAAGGTCGCCAATCAGCTCGCCGCTGCCGCCAACGACCCGGCAGTCACCTCGATCATCCTGGAGATCGACTCCCCCGGCGGCCAGGTCGATGGCGTCATGGAGCTGGCCGGCATGGTCAAGTCCGTGCGCGAGTCCAAGCCTGTCGCGGCCTGGGTCAGCGGCGTCGCAGCCAGCGGCGGCTACTGGATCGCCAGCGCCGCCGAGCGCGTGCTCATCGCCGACGAGACCACGCTCACCGGCAGCATCGGCGTCGTCGCCACGCACGTTGACGTGAGCCGGCGCGAGGAAGCGCTCGGGATCAAGACCACCGAGATCACCGCGGGCAAGTACAAGCGCGTCGCGTCGAGCTATCAGCCCCTCAGCGATGAGGGCCGCGCCACTCTGCAGCAGCAAGTCGATGCGCTCTATTCAGTGTTTGTCGAGGCCGTCGCCGCGCAGCGCGGCGTGTTGGTCGACGACGTGCTCAACCGCATGGCCGATGGCCGTGTGTTCATCGGACGGCAGGGCATCGAGGCCGGCCTCGTGGACGGTGTTTCCACGCTGACCGCGCTGATCGATGAGATGCGGTCCAGCGCCGGTGCGCGCGTGTCTTCAACCACTTCTGCGAAAGGACGATCCGCGATGAATCGCGATCAACTCAAGGCGGACCATCCCGCCGTATTCGACGCCGTGCACCAGGAAGGCCACGCGGCCGGCGTCACCGAAGGCGCCCGCGGCGAGCGCGCGCGCGTGACCGAGATCCTCGCGACCGCCAAGGCGGCCGGCCCCGCACACGCGGAGCTCGCCAGCAAGGCGGTCGCCGACGGCATGACCGCCGGCCAGTTCGCGCAGGCCGTGCTGCAGGCCGAGGCCGATGCGCGCGCGCAGGCGCGGGCCGCGATCGCTGTCGCTGCGCCCAAGCCGCTGGCCGAGACGCCGCCGCCGGCGGACAAGCCGTCCGCCACCGACCGGCAGCAACTGCACGAGGCCGCCGAGACCTACGCCACCGAGCACAAGGTGAGCTACGTCGACGCGGTGCGCGTGATCGAAAAGCAACAGCGCCAGGCCGCCTAGCGCCGGCGCCCGTACACCCCCGACTCTGAAAGGACCGACTCATGTCGTTCAACAGCACGCCCGTGCTTCCCCTCACGATCGCCGCGACCGGCACCATCACCGCGCACCGGTTCGCGACCGCCGCCGGCGCGCAGGCCGGCGCCGACGCCAACGCCATCGGGGTCGCGCGCAGCAGCGCCGTCGCGGGCGACCGCCTGCCCGTCGACTCGATCGGCACCGCCGTCGTCGAGACCGGCGCCGCCATCTCCGTGGGCGCCACCGTCAAGTCCGACGCCTCGGGCCGCGCCATCACCTGGGCCGCCTCCGGTGCGCGCCTGGGCATCGCGCTGGAAGCCTCCACCGCGGCCGGCCAATTCATCGAGGTGCGGCTGATCGACAACGCGGCCTAGCGCCGCGCGTCGCTCGCACCCTCACCGCAACCTCTACCCGGAGCATCTGAACCATGCCGCAATTGACCCCCGCGCAAGCGCGCATCATCGACCCCGTTCTGACCAACCTCGCGCGCGGCTTCCAAGCCCCGCAGTACATCGCGATGGAACTGTTCCCGCGCGTGCCCGTGAGCACGCGCGCCGGCCGCGTCGTCTCGTTCGGCTACGAGGAGTTTCTCCAGTACAACACCCGCCGCGCTCCGGGCGCCAAGACCCAGCGCATCAACATCGGCTGGGGCTCGCAGCTCTACAGCCTCGAGGACCACTCCCTCGAAGCCGGCGTGCCGGTCGAGCTCGAGCAGGAAGCCATCGCGGTTGCGCCGCCCGTGGACATGGCCATGATCGCCGTGCGCAAGGCGCTTCGCGCCATGCAGCTTCGCTTCGAGATCCAGGCCGCCGCCCTCGCGCGGACTTTCGCCACGTACGGCGCAGGCAACCGCGTCACGCTGTCGGGCACCTCGCAGTGGTCTGACTTCGGCACGGTCTCCGATCCGATCCAGTTGATCGAGACCGCGAAAGAGGCAGTCCGTCAGCGCGTCGGGTTGCGCCCCAACACCGTCGTCATGGGCGGGCAGGTGTTCGCCTTCTGCCGCCAGCACCCCAAGGTGGTCGACCGCATCAAGTACACGTCGCGCGACATCGCCACGCCGGAGCTGCTGGCGATGCTGTTTGGTGTCGATCGCGTGCTGATCGGTGACGCCGTGCAAGCGGCCGATTCGACCGCCGCCGATCCGACGTTCTCGGACGTCTGGGGCAAGGACTGCATCGTGGCCTACACGGTGCCCGGTTCCGTCGCTGACTTGGGTACGCCCACCTACGGCTACACGTACCAGCTCGACGGGTACCTCCAGGTCGAAGAGGGCTACTGGGACCGCAACACCAAGAGCTGGTACTACCCCGTCACCGACGCTGCGATTCCCGTCATCGCAGCAGCCAACGCCGGGTACCTGATCCAGAACGCAGTCGCGTAAGCGATTCCACCCGCGCGTCACAGCCCGCAAGTCAGCGTGGCGCTTGAGCCGCCGCCGCGGTCCGCCGACTGCGGCGGCGGCGACCCATCGCGCACGGGCTACACCGGTCACCCGCGCGCCGACACCGAAAGGAACACCATGCCCCGCTACAGGATCGAGCAAGGGCCGCTGCAGCATGACGACAAGCGGTTCGATGCCGGCGACCTCGTCGAGATGAGTGCCGACGCGGCCGCGCCGCTGCTGGCCGCCAACGTGTTGACGTCCGCACGCGGCGAGCGCGCACCGGCACCCACGCCTGCGCCGGCGCCGGCGCGCCAGTAAAGCGCCGGCAAGCGCCCATGCTTGACGCCAACCTGCGGCCGTACTACGTGGCGCCACTGGCCGAGCTTGTCTCGGTCGGCGGTGCCCAGGTGTTTGGCCACTTCGAGCGCGAGCCGATCGACGCCATCGGCGTCGCCGGCACGTCGCCGCAGTTGCGCGTGCTGGCCGCCGACGTGCCGCAGATCGCCACGGGTGCCGCGGTGATCTGTGCGCAGCAGAGCTACACGGTGCGCAACATCCGATCGCTCAACGCCGGCGCCGAGCTGCTGCTCATGCTCGAGGCGGTCTGAGCATGGGCCACGTCCGCGCCGACATCCGCGCCGCCTACCTGGCCGCGCTGGCTGGCCTGGCGGCCACCGGCAGCCGCGTGCTGCCTGGCCGCGACTTCGACAGCCATCCGCTGTCCGATACCGAGATCGGCGCCGGCTGCCTGGTGGTCGACTGGTCCGGGGAAACCGTGCCGAACCGCGGCCTCGGCGGCCCGGCACGGCGCGACACACGTGCCTTCACCCTGCGCGTGCGGGCAGTGGTCAAGGCAAGCAGCGGCTACCTGGAGCTGCTCGACGCGATCGCGCTGCAGGTCGAGCACCGCATGGCCAGCACCGGCCTGATCGGCGGCGCCAAGACTGTGCTGTACGCCGGCGCCACCGGCCCCGAGATCAGCCAGCAAAGCGAGCGCCCGGTCGCAGGCCTGGCGCTGTTGTTTGAAGTGACCTACCACGTGGGCGTGTTTGCGCCCGACCAGCCTCTGTAAGCACTCCGCTGAAAGGACACGACCATGCCCACACCCACCGGCGTGAGCAAGCAGCTTCTCACCGCAGTCGAGACGACCTACGGCGTCGCGCCGGCTGCCGGCTCGGGCCGCTTCCTGCCGCGCGTCACCAGCTCGCTCGATCTCGCCAAAGACCCTCTGCAGTCGGCGCGCATCCGCACGACGCAGCAGGTCGCCGACATGCGCCACGGCGTGCGGCGCGTGTCCGGGACGATCAGCGACGAGCTGAGTCCCGGCACCTTCGCCGAGTGGTTCGGCATCCTGCTGCGCCGTGACTTCACGACGGTCAGCGCTATTACCGCCGTGAGCCTGACCATCGCCTCGGGCGCCGTGGTCGGCGGCCTGCAGACCTGGACGGTCACGCGCGCCGCCGGCAGCTTCCTCACCGACGGCGTCAAGGTCGGCGACACCATCCAGCTCAGCGTCGGCGCGCTCAACGCGCTCAACCTCGGCAAGAACCTCTGGGTCATCGCGCTCACCGCGGCGGCCGCCACCGTCGTGATGCTCAACGGCTCGCAACTGTTCGCGCAGGGTCCCGTCACGGGCTGCACCGTGACCGTGGTCGGCAGAAAGACCTTTGCGCCGCAAAGCGGCCACACCGACAAGTCCGTCACCATCGAGCACTGGTTCCCGGAGACGCCCAGCTCGGAGCTGTTCACGGGGTGCAAGTTCACGCAGGCGCAGATCCGACTCGACCCCAGCAGCATTGCCTCCGTCGAGTTCAGCGTCGACGGGCAGAACGTCACGACCGCATCGACCCGCTACTTCACCACCCCGACGGCGGCCAGCACCACGCCGGTGGTCGCAGCGGTCAATGGCTACCTGATGCTCAACGGCACCCCGCTGGCGATCGTCACGCAGATGGACCTGTCGATCAGCGGCGCCTTTTCCGGCGACCCGGTCGTGGGCCGCGTCGTAGTGCCCAACCGCTTCCCCGGGCGCCTCACCGCGAGCGGCAGCTTCTCGGCCTACTTCGACGACGTGACGCTGCGCGACGCCTTCGTGAACGAGACCGAGCTCAGCCTCGGCATCGTCATGACCGGCGACAACACCGCGAGCGCTCCGTTCATCAGCTTCATGCTTCCGCGCATCAAGCTCACCAGCCTGGGCAAAAACGACGGCGAAATCGGCATCGTCCAGTCCATCGGGTTCATGGCCCTCGAGAACACCGCCGGCGGCGCCGGCATCGCCAGCGAAGCCTCGACCATCGTGATCCAGGACTCCGCGGCCTAGTCGTCGCGACACCTCGTCCTTCAACCTGCAATCGTGAGCACACCATGCTTGACCTTGGCAAGAAGCGCGGCACCAACACCTTCGACGTCGAAATTCTCGAAGCCGGGCGCCCCACCGGCGCGCTGATCACCGTCCTGGGCATCGACTCCGACGCCTACCGCAAGGCGGCCGACGATCAGGCCCGCGAGCTGCGCAAGCGCATGCAGCGCGCGGGCCGCATCGACGTCACATCGTTCATGGCGGACCCGGAGATACAACGTCAGGAGCGCGCGAAGCTGCTCGCCGCGTGCACGGTCCGCTGGAACGACAAGGTCTGCGAGAACGGGACGCCGCTCCCGTGCACGCGCTTCAATGCCGAGCGCCTGTACCTGGAAGTGCCGGAGGTTGCCGATCAGGTCGACGTCGCGATCAACGACCGCCGCAACTTTCTGGGGGAGTAAGGGCGGCGCTGGTCGAGTACGCGACCGCCGTCGTCACTCTGAGCAAGAGAGTCGACGACGGCGGCACGCTGCTCGATCACCTGCAGGCGGCTGCCCGCGCGGGCAGCCCGCGCGCGCTGGAGCGCCTGGAAGCCCTGCAGCCGCCCGCGGCGGGCCGCCTGCTGTGGGAGTGGTACGAAGAGCTAGCCGCGCAGCGCCAGGTGGGCATGGTGCTGTGCCCCCTGTCCTGGTCTGACCTCGCCGCCTGGTGCTGGCTGACACGCCGCGCACCGGATCCGTGGGAGCTGGGCACCCTGCTTGCGATCGACGCGGCCGTGGTCGCGGTGCTGCGCAAGTCCGAAAAGACGCACGAGGCAGCGCCGCCCGGCGCCGCCAAGAACCCGACACGAGCCTCCAATGACCGACATCGCACAGGTACGGCTGACAGCGATCGACGGCATCACCGCCGTGCTGCGCCGCATCTCGGGAGCGACGGATGACCTGCGCGGTCGCTGGGGCGGTCTCATCGGCGTCCTCGGCGCCGGCGGCTCCGTCGCCTACCTCACCAGCCTTGTCAAGCAGTCGATCGACGCAGCCGACCGGCTCAACGAGCTCCAGTCCATCACCGGCGTCAGCGTCCAAACCCTCAGCGCGCTGCAACTCGCAGCCGCCAACAGCGGCATCGACATCGAGGCGCTCGCCAGCGGCATCAACAAGATGCAGCGCGCCATGATCGAGGCGCGCGACGGGAACGTCGCCCTCGCCGCCACCTTCAGGGCGCTCGGCGTCGACATCAACGGCGGCACCAAGGAGGCGCTCTACGCTGTCGCCACTGCGTTCGAGAGCATGCCCGACGGAGCGCAGAAGACTGCGCTCGCCATGCAACTGTTCGGCCGCAGCGGCGCCAGCCTCATCCCGTTCCTGAACCAGGGCGCCGCGGGTCTTGCCGAGATGGAGGAGCTTGCCGCCAAGCTCGGGCTCACCATCACCGAGGAGACCGCCGCGAGCGCGGACCGGTTCGCCGACGTGCTCGGCATCATGGGGCAGCAGACAAAAGGGCTCGGCAACGAGCTGATGCGCCAACTGCTGCCCACCCTCGAAGGCCTGTCCAAGCTGTGGCTCGACAACGCCGGCGCCGGCGGCCTCATGAGCAGCGCCGTCACCGTGCTGGTCAACGTGCTCAAGGGCTTCCTCATCACCATCGTCGGCGCCATCGGCTACGCCAAAGCGTTCGGCGAGTCCGTCATGGCCATCTTCTCCGCGATGAGTGCAGCCAGCAGAGCCGGCGGCCTCATCAGCGCAAATGGTCGCGCCGCGTTCGCGGAGGCGCTCAGCGCGGGCTTCGACCAGGCGGGCGCGAGCGCGCGTGCAACGACTCAACGCATCCAGGAGATCACGCTCAACACGATGCCGAGTCTTGAGACCAGCACCGTCAAGGCGGCCAAGGCGCTCGGCGACCTGGGCAAGCAGACCCGGGACGCCGAGGCGGCGCAGAAAGCGGCGCAGAAAGCGGCTGAGGAATTCGCGCGCGCCAAGGGACAGCTCACCGAGAAGGCCAGCGAGTACATCCAGACGCAGGCGCTCGAGCTCGCCGGCGGCGAGAAGCTCAGCGACGCGCAGAAGCAGATGCTCGCCATCGGCGAGATGCTGCGCGACAACTACACCCGGCTCACCGCCGCCGAGCGCGAGCAGTACACCCAACTGCTGCTCACCATCGGCGCCAACGCGGACGCGATCGAGCGTCGCAAGTCGCTCTCCAAGACGCTGGACGAGTACGCAAAGACCAGCGAGAAAGCCGTCGAGGCGCAGCAGCGCGAGACCGATTCGCTCCTCCAGAAGGCAACGGCAATCCAGGACGAGATCGACAAGCTGGGCCTCACCAAGAGCGAGCAGGACGCCGTCACCGCGCGGCGCCTCGCCAACGAGGCAGCCGCGCTGCGCGAGCTCAGCGCCATCATGCAGCTCGCGGGCGAAGGCTACGGCGCGGAGTACGAAGCGCTGCAGCGCCGCATCTCCGCGATCGACCTGGTGCTCGATCGCCAGCAGACGCTGCAGGCCAAGAACGCCATGGTGGAGGCCGCCGAAGCGAGCACCAAAGCCTGGACGGAAACTGCGCGCGACATCGAGCAGGCGCTCACCAACGCCATGGTGAACGGGTGGGGCCAAGGCAAAAGTGTCCTCAAGCAGGTCGGCGACTGGATCATCAACTACTTCAAGACCACGATCGCGCGTTCGATCGCGCAGAGCCTCACCAGCGCCCTGAGCAGCGTACTCGGGCGGGCCGGCTCCGCGGGCGTCGGCATCCTCGGCTCGCTCTTCAGCGGCGGCGCAGCGGCCGCCGGCGGCGCCGGCGCCGGCGCCGGCGGCATCTTGACCAGCCTCCTCGGCTCGCTCTTCGGCGGCTCCTCCATCCTGTCCTTTGCCGGGACGGGTCTGATGTCCACGCTCACCGGCGTGGGCCTCGGCACGTCGATGGGCGCCGCCGGCGCGCTCCTGGGCGGCGGCAACCTCCTCGGCGGCCTCGGCATGGGCCTCGGTGCCGCGGCCCCGTACCTCGCAGCGGTGACCGGCCTGTACGCGCTCATCACCGGTCTCGGCACCGGCCGCCAGCGCTCGCCGGCGCGGCAGAACCTCGGCTTCGTGGACTCCCGCGGCCAGAGCATTGGCATGGGCGCCTTTGCGCCGTTCATGCGCAACGGCGGCATCAGTGACCAGTACCTCTCGCTCGCGGGGGGCGTTGCGGGCACCGTGGCCGGCACCGCGCGTGCGCTGGGCGGCTCGGCGGCGGACCTGCACTACGCGCTGTACAGCTCACACTCGCCCGATGGGCTGGGCGCCCAGGTGGTGGGCGGCGTGTACGGCTCGCCCGGCACGGGGCACGCCGCCGGGACGGCCGGACGGTACATGCACCGCGATGTGCAGACCAGCAACGCCGACATGCAGCGAACGCTGCAGGCCATGGTGCCCGCCATGATCCTGACCGGCCTGCAGCAGAGCGACCTGCCGGTCCGCATCAGCGAGTACCTGCGGTCGATCGACGCGAGCACCGCCAGCGACGAGCAGATCAACGCCGCGATCCAGACCGCGCTCGCGGTCAAGTCGATGACCGATGCGGTCGCCGGTGCGGGCGGCGTGTTCGGGCGCCTGGCCGATCTGAGCGTCGATGCGCGCGTCGAGCTGGCCAACCTCACCGGCGGCATGGACCAGTTCGTGCAGAAGGTCTCCGGGTTCGTGGGCAACTTCTACTCCGAGGACGAACAGCGCGCGATCCAGGCGCAGCAGATCGTCACCGCGTTGCAGACTGCCGGCGTCGACGTGCGCGGCCTCAACAGCCGCGCCGCGTTCCGAGGCCTCGTCGAAGCATCGGACGTAAACACGCAAGCCGGGCGCGCGCAGCTCGCCGCGCTGCTGAACGTGCAAGGTCAGTTCGCCAGCCTGGCCGACTACCTCGCCAGCAGCGGGACCTCGCTGCAGAGCCTTGCCGCGCAGGCCCCGCAGATCAACGCCATCAACGGCGTCGCCCAGGCAACGTCCGACGGCAGCGCAAGGGTCGTGACCAGCATCACCGACCTCGATGACACTGTCACCTCGATCGGCGAACAGATCTCCAACGCGGTCCGCGAAGAGGTGCAGGCGCTGCGGGAGGCGAGCCTCGACGCCTATGCCGCCATCGCGGCCAACACGCGCGACACGGCCGACACGCTCGAGCGCTGGACCCGCGCCGGCCTGCCGGCCACGGCCACCTAGTGAGGGTCGCATGCAAGTGATCGTGCCCGTCGCGGTAACTGACGCGATCCTCACCAGCCACAACGTCGCCGAGCCCGACGCCGGCGAAACGGTGTGGGCGCCTGCCACCACGTATGCCGCCGGCGCCACCGTCATCCGCACCCAGACGCATCGGATCTACCGCAGCCTGCAGGCAAGCAACGTCGGCAACACGCCCGAGAGCAGCCCCACCTGGTGGTCCGACGCCGGACCGACGAACCGCTGGGCCATGTTCGACACACAGGTCAGCACAGCGACGGTGCGCAACTCGCCGCTGGTGGTCGAGCTCACGCTCGCCACGCGCTGCAATGCCATCGGGCTGTTCGGCCTCGTGGGCGCGTCGCTGCTTGTCGAGGTGTTGGACGGCGCGACGCTGGTCTACAACCGCACGGTGCCGCTGCTCGACCAGCAGCCGCCCACCGACTGGTGGGAATACTTCTACGCGCCGATCGTGCAGCGCACCGCGGTCGTGCTCAACGACTTGGTGCCGTTCGGCGGCGCGCGCGTCAAGATCACCCTCACGGCCGCCAGCGGCCAGGTGCGCTGCGGCGCGCTGTCCATCGGTCTCACGCGCAACCTCGGAGACTCGCTGTACGGAGTCAGCACGGGCATCAAAGACTACTCGGTCAAGAACTACGACCCACTCACCGAGGCGATCTCGCTTTCCAAAAAGACGTTCAGCAAAGCGCTGAGCTGCCGCACGCAGATGCCCGAGGGCGCGATCGACGGCGTCGTCACGGTGCTCGAAGCGCTGCGCGCCACGCCCGTGGTCTGGCTCAGCACCGAAGACGACCGCTTCGAGAGCCTCAACGTGTTCGGGTTCTACGAGGACTTTGCGGTCGAGTTCAACCACGCCGGCGTCGCCTACTGCTCGCTCAAGATCCAAGGGATGAACTGAGATGGCACTGCAAATCACGCAACTGCCCACGCCGGCGCCCACGCGCACCGACCCGATCAACTTCCCCGCGCGGGGCGACGCGCTGGTCGCCGCTCTGCCGGCATTCGTCACGCAGACGAACGCCGTGGCCACCGAGATGGAGACCAACCGAGCGCTCACGCAGACCGGCGCCACCACCGCCACCGCGCAGGCGACCGCCGCCGCCGTCAGCGCCACCGCCGCGCAACAGTCTGCGGTTGTCGCGGCATCTGCCGCGGGCTCTGCGATCTGGGTCAGCGCCACCACTTACGCCGTCGGCGCGGTGGTCTACTCGCCGCTCACGCTGCTCACGTACCGCCGTCGCACCGCCGGCGCCGGCACCACCGACCCCAGCCTCGACCCAACCAACTGGGACCTCGTCGCAGCCGCCGCGCCGCCGGTCATCGTGGTCACCGCCGCGAGCGTCAACGCAGCGGCCAATGGGCATTACGTGCTCGTCGGCGCCGTGCAGCAGACGGTCACGCTGCCGTCGACGCCCGCAGTGGGCGAAATCGTCGTCGTCACAGTGGCCAACGACCGGAGCGACGCGAGGGTCGGTCGCAACGGCAACAGCATCATGGGCCTCACGGAGGACCTTGATATTGACTCGCGCTTTGCGACTGTCAAGTTGCGCTGGGTGGGCCCCGGCGCCGGCGGCTGGAGGCTCGTCTGATGTTGCAGTTGTTCGGGCGCGCCGACACGCTGCACCCATCGATTGCAATGGGCTTCACCGGGCCAGACGGCTCCCTCGATCCGCGGCTGTCGTTTGCGGGGCCTGCGGGGCGCACCCGCATCAACGCGGCGGGCGCGCTCGAATCGGTCGCGGCAAACGTGCCCCGCTTGCAGTGGGACCCCGTCACGCTAGCGCCGCGCGGACTGTTGCTCGAGATGGAAGAGCGCCGCAACTCAATCCCTAACGCGCTCGCAACGGGTGCCGTCGCCGGCGCGCCGGGGACTATGCCGACCGGATGGTTCGTCAACACCCAAACTACCGGGATCAACAGAGAGGTGGTCGGCACCGGGGTTGAGTCCGGGATCGCCTACGTTGATATCCGATTCTCGGGCACGGCGTTGGCGGACGGCGCGCTGACCATCATCGCGTCGGAGTTGACTGACGTGACTGCCGCCAGCGGGCAGTCGTGGACCGGCTCGGCATGCGTGCGCACGGTCAACGGCAGCGCCAACAACCTGACCAACATATTCACGTCAGTGGCAGGCCGGACGGCGGGCGGGTCGGATACTGAGTCAACCCATGTCGTGTATACGCCAACGACTGCGCCGCTCATAACGCAGCGGCGCGAGGTCACGCGGGCGCTCAACAGTGGCTCCACTGCGCGCGTGACCTCGACCGTCTTTAGTTGCAACGTCGTCACCGGGGCGGCCGTCGATATCACGCTGCGCATCGGCGCCCCTCAACTGGAGCAAGGCGTCGGCGCAACCAGCTTCATCCCGACTTCGAGCGGCGCCGTCACGCGGACAGCCGAGACGTGCAGCTTCCGAGTCGATCTTGTGTCGCCGATAACCTGGTTCGCGGAAGCGGAGGTCGCCGCAGCCGGCAGCGCGGAATTCCCCACGCTGCTGTCAGCCGGCGGGGATTTTGGGATCGTAGTGTTCTTCGCCGCATACAACCGAGTCTTGGCCAACGTTGCCGGCGGTACCTACAACCAGTGGATGGCGAGCGTGTCAGTCACGCGCGGCAATGTGTTTCGCGCTGCGCTCGCCATCGCACCAAATGATGCCCGCGGCGCCGTCAATGGCGTCCTTGGCGATCAAAACACCACCGTCACGCCAACAGTATCGGCGGGCGCCACTGTCGTAGTAGGCGCCACAGCAGGCGGCTTCAATGCTTGGATGGGGCACATACGCAGGCTAGGCGTCTGGCAGGGTCGGCGCTTGTCAGACGCACAGCTCCAATCAATCACAGCGGGGTAGACAGTGAGCACACTGAGTCAATTCGGGGGGGCGCCCATCGTCGTCCAACACGAGCGAGTGTTGGCCACGTCTCAGACGTGGACTGCGCCGGAGACTGCCTGGTATCTCGTCACCGCCATTGGCGGCGGCGGCGGCGGTGCTAGCCTTGGGGCGGCGCCGTCAGCCGCCACGGGCGGCGCGGCGGGGGGCTTCGCCCAGCGTGCGGTCTTTTTGACCGCCGGCCAAACCGTCACTGTCACCGTTGGCGCGGGCGGGGCGGCGCAGGCCACCGCAGGCACCGCAGGCAACAACGGCGGCACGACCACCGTCGCGCTGCCCGGCGTCACGCTCACCGCCAACGGCGGCGAGGGCGGGCGCGTGCGTGCCACCGCAGGCACGACCACCACGCCCGCGGGCGGCACTGCAACGGGCGGCACGATCAACCGCACAGGGGGCAGCGCGGGCGCTGCGACGTGCGGCGCTGGGCTGGCGTCTACTGGCGGCGGATCAGTCGGGGTCTTTGAGCAGGGCGGATTTTCCTCGGGTGCAGCGGCAAACGATCAAGCGACCGGCGGCGCAGGCGTCGGCGGCGGCAGCGCGGCACTGGACCTAAGCGGCGGCGGATCGAGCCAGCAGGCGTCAACGGGTACGGCGGGCGCACGCGCGTCTGGGCATTCGCCGTCGCGCTGCCTGTTGCCTGCCGGGGCCGGCGGCGGCGGCGGATCCGCAAACGGCAACCCGGGCGACCCAGGCGGCGGGGGCAGCGGCGGAATCAACGTTGGCGGTGCCGGTGGCCGGTTCGGCGGTGGCGGCGCGAGCCGCACTTACTTCAATGGCGGTGCCGGCGGCTTCGGTGGTGGTGGTGGTGGTGCGGGTGGAAACACCGGCGGCGGCGGGGGCGGGCAAGGCGTGGTCATCATCGAGTGGAGCGAGCAGCTATGAGCGTGAGATTTGAAATCCTCGCTGAGGACGGGACTACCGTGCTCAACACCATCACAGCAGTCAGCGACGCATGGGTTGCCGCGCACTACCCCAACTGGCGCCGCGCTGCGCCCGCGCCCGAAGTCGAGCCCGACGCGAAGCTCAGCAAGCTCGCATTCGCGCGGCGCTTTCCGCCGAGCGGCGTTGGCGTCGCCTCCAAGCTCGACCTGCTGACGCTGTTCTTGCGCGACGATGGGTATGCGAGTTCGCTCATGCTCGATCCAATCGCCCGGCTCACGCTGCGAGCAAACATCGTCGCCGGCATGAACCTGTTGGACGCAGCGACCCACGTCACGCTGACGCTGCCGTATGCCGCATCGTTCACCTCCATGCTCTTGGACGAGGGCATCCCTGCGCCGTTTCGGCTCACGGCGTCGGAGCGTGACGCAATCCTGAGCCTGAATATCACCGACGATGAGAGACCATGATGACTCTGCGCCTGCGCCTTGCCAACCTTCTGCGCCGCGTTGCTAACCGGCTCGATCCCTACGATCCAGACCCGATGTCGCTCGTGCCGTCATCCGAGGACGTAGTGCGCGCCATGCGCGGCGGCGGCCCAGGCCGCCCCAAAGAAGACCGCTGATGCGCTGGGGGCTGGTCGTCGCCCTCGCAGCGGCAGTCATCGTCGGACACCACGCGCTGTACTGGATCGCCGCCGCCGCCGACGTGGCGCCCTACGTTGCAGACGCGGCAACCGCAGGAGTAGAGCGCGCGTTGCTCTACATCGTGATCGCAGCGCTGCTGCTTGCGGCGCCCCCGTCGATCGCACTGCGCGCTGCTGCTGGTCATCGCGCTGTATGGCCTCACCGAGTCGACCATGGTTGCCGTCTCCGCGTTCGCGGCTGCCTCGTCGCAGACCGCAGCTTGCGATGGCAGGACTTCAAGCTGCGCCCATTCGGTGGCGACGCCGCGCTCTTGCGCGACGGTCTGCCGTGGTCCATCCGCCATAACTGTGTGACGCTCAGATGATCGACGACACTGACGACAAGACTCGCCGCGTTGCAGAAGCCATCCGCNNAGGCGACGACGTGCATTCGCTCACGCAGAGTCTGCGGAGTATCGCAGTCGAGGTTAATACCGTGCGCACAAAGCTTGCGCAGGATAAGAAAAGCCGGCAGATCGCTGTTCGGGTTGCGCAGTACATCGGCACTCCGCTAATGGGTTTGTTCTGCTGGATTTTGTTGCGCGGGCAGGCGTCGATTGATGAGGCTTTGCGCAGTCAACACGCGATGCAGCTCAAGATCGAATCGATCCTAGTCGCAATGGAGCGCGACCGGAAAATCTCCGAGCAGCAGCACAACGCGCTATCGACCCGCGTCGAGCGGATCGAAGCCCAGCGCATGCAGCGATAGCCCCCCGTGTCTCCTAGGTCGCCCGCTGTTCGATGGGGCGCCTTTCGCGGGGCCGCTGGTACTCCTTCCCGGCGGCCCCGTTTTTTTCGGACAACCTATGCGCTTCCTCACCGTCGAAAACTGGAAGCGCGGCATCGCGCTGACCATCCTCGCCGCGTACAGCTACCAGCTTGTCGCGTGGCCGCTCGTCTACTGGTTGACGACGTTGCTCACGCTCGCCACGGGCGCGCAATGGCCCGCGCCGCCAATCGTGCCATGGGAGCAACTCACGGCAGGGACTGCCACGCTCGCAGCGGTAGGCGGGATCGAGACCTGGCGCAAGCAGCGCGGCACTGATAGCACGCAATGACCGACATGATCGAGCCTCCTTGGATGGCGGTTGCGCGCGGCCACATCGGCACACGCGAGATGCCTGGGCCTCGGCACAACCCGACCATCACGCGCTGGCTCCACGGCCTCAAGGCGTGGTGGTCGGACGATGAGACGCCGTGGTGCGGTACGTTCGTCGCCGCGTGTCTGGACGAAGCGGGCCAGCCGGTCGCGCGCAACTGGATGCGCGCTCGGGCGTGGCTCGACTGGGGGGCGCCTATTGCAATCGGCGCGCTTGGCGCGGTGGCGGTGATCAAGCGGGGCGACAACCCGACACAGGGCCACGTCGGCTTTGTTGCCGGCTGGGACGCGGGAGGTCGGCTACTGCTGCTGGGTGGCAATCAGGGCAACGAGGTCAACATCAGCGCGTTCGGTCCTGATCGCCTGCTCGGCTACCGCTGGCCGCTCGGTTTGCCCGCTCCCGAGCTGCCGGCGCCACGGCTGACTTTGGTGGCGCAACTATCAGCCGGCGAGGCATAACGCAACGGCGCGGCGCCCGTGAAGGAACCTATCAATGATCCCCGGTCTACCCATACCGCTCGCCAGCCTGCGCACCGCACTGGCGGTAGCCGGTGCCGTCGCCGTCGTCGCATTGCTCGCTGGCACGTACTGGCTCGGTCGCAGTCATGAGGCCGCCGGGTGGCGCCTCAAGTCCGCCCAGGCAGCCGCTGCAACCGAACGGGCAATCGCCCTTGAGCAAGCCCGCCAGCGCGAGATTGAGGCGCGCTGGCAATCGACCGTCGATCAACAAGCCTCGGAGCTGTCTAATGCCCGCGCTACCATCAATNNTAGTCGGCTGCGCGACCAGCTCACTACCTACGCCGCCGGTAGCCCCAGCGAGGATTCCCTCGCCGCCTGTAACGCTCGGGCCGCAGCACTCGCAACCTATGCTGCCGCGCTTGGATCCGCTGCTAGTGAGATTGCAATCGCTGCTCGACAGTCCGCCGTCGAGCGAGACGAGTTTGCAGCCGAAGTGACCGCGCTACTGCGGGCTTGGCCGCGTGCGGGAGAACGCTAGTTGGGCGTCACTTCTTGCCTGCCACGAAGGCCTGCAATTCTTCGCGCCAGTCACGCAGCATCTGCGCCAGGTAATCCAGTTGCGTCGGGTCGCCATCGCGCCCCTTCTGCAACCGATCCTCGGCCTCCGCCAAAAATTCGGCGTCGCGCTTGGCTTCTTCCTTGGTCATACTTACTCCTTTTCGCTCCGGGCGGCAGCCGCCCAACTGGTCGCTGCAGCGGACTGCCGCCGGCAGCGCGGTTACTCGGTACGCCCAGCGGGCAGCCGCTGAGCTTCGACGTTAGGCTTCATCACCACCACGGCCCGCACGTTGGGGCCGGAATAGCTGTCTTCGTTGGTCACCACGCATTCGCTCTTGATGCGCCGGCCCGAGGCCCGAAGAGCGCGCAGGTATTCGCCAGCGGCCCGGTGTGCGTTATCCGGCGTCCCGTAGAACAGCACCGAGAACCACCCGCGCCCATCCGCGCCAATCGTCTGCCCGTGCGCTCCGGGGCCGCCTTGGTCTTCGTAGGTCAGGACGGCGCCTAACCCATCTGAGTCGACCTCGCGCGGCGTTGATTGTTGGGTCATCTTTGCTCCTTGGCCGCGCGTGGCGGCTCCACTTCGTCTTTGGGCGTCGTCATGCCTTCTGCCCACGAGTAATGTCTGGGCCAGCGCAGTCCGCTCCAACCCATCATGGTCTCTGACGAGTAGTCTCGTCGGACCTGTATCCGCAAGCGCCTGCCACAAACCGGACACGCATTTCGCCCATCAGCGTCAGGCCGCGTCGGAACGCTGCGCATCTGCCCGCCTTGCCGGCACCAAGACGCCAATTTCTTGCGAGACATCACTTCGGCTTCATCTCGGCGTCGATCCGCGCCGAAAGTTGAAACATGCTCGTCTTTGACATCGACAAGCCACAAATGTCAATGCGGCGGGCATGTTTGAGGACGTAGCGATACCGCTCCGCATCCGCCCGCAGCGCATCGCGCTCGGCCTCTGCGCGTTCGGCGCGATCCCGCAGCTCGCTCCGCTCGCGGTCGGCCGCCTCAAAGCACCGTCGCATTGACGTCAGTTCCTCGCCGGCTGCGCGCACTACGGGCGCCACCTTGTCCATCGCGTCGGCAGCATCCATTGAAGCCGGGCGCCCCTCAAAGTGGGTCTTCATCGCCCGCATGGCATCGCGCACCTCGCTGCCGGGCTCGGCTTCGCGGTAGTCCATCGCCAGTTGCAGGGCCTGCTGTACCCATGCAGAGTGCAGTTCTTCGTCGTAGTTCATTGCCACTCCTACAGTGCTGCCAAACATGGCAGCCAACCGGACCAGCCGCGGCACGCTATCTCGCTCCGGCAGCACCGCGCGGGGGCTTGCCGGTTACTGTCAGACGACGCGCACACGCATCCAATGACCAAATCCTTCCCCCGCAACCGTGTTTATCTGCGATCCCCCGGCCGCGACCAGTACGCGGCCGGGGTCGATCCGGGCAGCGGCCCACACCTCATCGCCGAACCGCTCCAGCGTGACCGGTCCGAGCAGGTCCGCGATCAACGCACGAGCGCGCGCCACGTCGGCCTGCAGGGCGTCCTGCAGCCGCAGCAGCACGCGCGACACGGCAGCCTCGATGTCCCCGTCACTGATGCGCAGCGCGCGACTCGGCGCCCGCTGCACCTGCCGGTGCAGCTCGGCCTCGGCCTGGCGCAACCGATGCGCCAGCGCGTCAGACGCCCCCACCTTGGCGATCGCGTCGACCAGGCGGTCGACCTCGGCCTGCAGCTCGGCGCGGCGATCGCCGGCGCCGCGCTGTGCCGCCTCGGCCTCGCGTTGCGCCTGGCTGTAGATCTCGCGCACCTGGCGCCGCAAGTACGCCAGCGCGTCGGCCCCCAGCACATCATCCCGCACGGCCGACACTAGGCGCGCGTCGACGGCGCGGCGCGGTGCGCGGATGCCGGCGCAGGTGCCTCGATCTTTTTTCGCGCCGCACCCGTAGCTGTAGGCGTCGACGGCAATCACTGCACCGCCGCACCGTCCGCACTTGAGCAGGCCCCCGAAAAGCGTCTTCGGCGGCGGCCCGCGCTTGGGCTTGCGGCCCGCGCCATCCGGCAGTCGCTCGCGCACTTTGTGCCACAGCTCGTCGCTGACGATGCGCAGCTCGGGGCGCTCGTCGACTTTCCACTCCGCTCGCGGCCGATCGACGCGCGAGCGCTTGCCGCTGTCGGGGTCCTTCAACCACTGCGAGCGGTTCCAGATGTACCGCCCAACGTACAGGGTATTGTTGAGGATGCCGCTGCCCTTGAGCGGGCACCCGTACAGCGCAGACACCGCCCAGGTGCCACCGCGCGGCGACCGCACGCCCTCGTCGTTGAGCTGGTGCGCGATGCGGCGCGGACTCAGTCCGGCCCCAAAGTCCTCGAAGATGCGACGCACGACGCTGGCCTCGTCGTCGTCGACGCGCAGCCGAAAGCCGCCACCGTCCGCGGGCACCGACCGATAGCCGTAGGACAGGCCGCCGGCGTGGCCACCGCGCACGACTGCACCCTCCAGGCCTCGGTGCGTCTTGTCGCGCAGGTCGTCGAGATAGATCTCATTGACCAGGCCGCGCGCGATGCGCGTGACCTTGCGCCCGCGCGCGGTGCTGTCGTACCCGTCAGAGATCCCGATGATGCGCAGGCCTCGATGCTCCAGTCGCTTGACCGTGCGCTCCTGGTCCACCAGGTCGCGGAACGAACGGTCGAGCGACTCGATCAGCAGGACGTCAAAGCGCCCGGCCAGCGCGTCGGCCAGCAGCGCCTTGCCGCCGGGCCGCGCGGCCAGCGGCCCCGATGCGGAGACGGCGGCGTCAGCGTGTACAGCGACCACGGTCAAACCAAGCGCAGCGGCGCGCTCTCGCGCGCGGCGCTCTTGGTCTTCGAGGCTGGTCTCGTTCTGGCGCTCAGACGAGTATCGGGCGTAAATGCAGGCTCGCATGGTGCGGGGCTGTCAGTGGGGGTGCGTTGATTGTGCTGGGTCGCGCGCAGCTCGTCCACGATCGCCACTGCGACGAAGTCGAGCAGGGCACGGCGCGCGGGCGTCACTTCAACGCCTCGGCGAGTGCAGTCGCCCGCACGCGCAGGCGGGCGGCGTTCAGTTCGTTGATGGTCAGCCGCGGCACGACCTCTTCGGCCGCAGTGACCGCCAACTCGATTGGCCGCAGCTCGTACTCGTGCAGCTTGAGATCGGCGCCGGCTGCGATCGCCGTCACCTTCGCGGCGATCTGATTCATCGCGCGTGCGCCTGCGTTGATCGTCGCGAGCACGTTTTCAAAGCGCGGCTTGTGCTCGACCGCCGTGCCGATGACGTTCAGGCAGTGGCCCACGCAGTCGAAGTGCTCGGCCGCGGGCGCGATGCGCAGCGCGTTCATGCTCAAATGCAACTGGTACGCGAATACCTTGTGCGTCTCGGGCATGACCGGGATGCGCACGGGGCGCGGCTTGCGCTTGGGGCGCGTGCTCATTCGTTCGCCACCCGCAGCAGCACGTCCGCATGGCAGGGCGTGCCCGGCTCGCACCAGCACGCGAGGTTCTTGCCGCGCAGCTCGTCACGGACGATGGGCGCCATGTTCTCTTCGTGGCTGCCGTTAAACCAGTGCGCCTCGAACAGACGCACGGCCGTGGCCACGTCGGCAATTCGCTCGCCCGTGCTGTGATGAATGTCACCGACGCGGAACGGATTGCCCCAGCGGCTGGGCCGCGCCACGCTCACGGTGTTGGCCGGCAGGCGCGATCCCTTTTTACGGCTGAGCTGTATGCGAATCGGCATAGTCTTCGACGTCATTGCCCTGGCGCTGCTTTACGTCAGGGCGTGCGGGCATGGGGATGGCGCCCTTGGTCTTGGCCTTGCGGCCGGGCTGGTAATCGCGCGTGCGCTGCGCGGGCAGCGCGTACCAGTTGGCAGCGGCGTGCACGGCGGCGCGCTGGCTGGGGTGCGCCAGGCTCTGCTTGCGCGCGTCGAAGCTCCGGGCAGCCATCCGCAGCACGGCCAACATCGGCGGCCACGCGATGGCCTGCTCGAACGTCATGCTCCGCAGCGGGCAGTGGGACGTGAACACCACGCGCAGTCGCTCGCGCTCGACGTCGCTGAGCTGGTCGGCAGTCATCATTCAACGTGCTCGACACCGAGCGGGCTCTCGGGCACGTCGTACAGGCGAAGGGTCTCGTCCAGGCCCGGCTCGTCGCGCAGCGGTCGCAGGCAATCGTCGTTGGCAAGCGCGACGTCGAACTGGATCACGCCACCGCAGTCGTACCCACTGATGTAGCGGCTGCGCATCGGCTCGACGTGCCACACGCTGGGCCCGGCCAAGCTCAGACAGCGGGTAATGCGCCCCAGCAGGTCGGGGTGCGTCCTCGCGCGCACAACGACCGCGAGATCTCCTGGTTTGCAGTTCATGCTGCCTCGCGCCGACGGTAGGCAAACCACTGCCCGTCCGGCCCGCAGCCGCCGCCGAGCGCGCGCACGTGCTCGACGCGGACCACGCTCAACCCGAAGCGCGTGCGCAACAGTCCAGCAGTGCAGTGGCGGCCCTGGTCCTCTCCGTGCGCGCAGCGCGCGCACGCGCCCCACTCAGTGGTCAGCGCAACGCCAGTCATGGACGGCCAACCGTCGCCCCAACGGGCGAGCTCAGCGGTGCGCGGCGCTTGAGCAAGCGGCTGCTGCCGCCGCTGCACACCCAGCGGTCAGCGTCGGCGTGCTGCCCGGTGATGAGGATGGCCACGGTGTCCTGCTGCCGGCACAGGTTCACCGCCGCGTGCCGATCCGCGCCGGACGTGAGCTTTTCATCGCGGGCGCCCACCCACTGGCCCCAGAAAAACGCAACCACAGCCAGTACCAGGCCGGCACACAGGCCGACGGCAAACCCGGGTAGCTCATCGCGGATCATTTGCATCCTCCGTGGGGCGGCAGCGGCGGTAGACGCGCTGCTGCGCATCAGTGCAGGCGCGGCAGGCCCGGCGCCACCCCGAGCCTGCGCGTTCAAAAAGATCGGTCGGCTTGGCCTCGCTGCAATCGCTGCAGCGCTTGAGCACGCCGGCGGCAAGCGCGCGCTCAATCCGCACGGCTTCGCCAACCACCTCGACTGCGCCGCTCGATGCGGGCATGCGCACCGCCCGCGGGCGCCTGATCTCGGTGCCATCCGGGCAGGACAGTTGCACGCGGGTGACCGCGAACACGCTGCCCGGGCCTGCGACGTAGTGCCCGATGCAGTAGCGCACCGCAGACACCCCGGGCACGGCTTCGCGGAAGAACACGGCGCCGGCAGCCATCACTTGCCGCCCAATAGCTCGTAGCGGCGGTGCCCAGGCGCAACCTCGGTCACTTTCGGGCGCGCGGCGCTGCGGTGGGTAAGCGCGGGCGGCGGCTCGGCGGGCGGCGACTCGGCGTGAGGCAGGAACTTGCTCGCGCTCTTGTTGCCGGTCGCACGCGCGTACTCGACCTCGACTTTCGCAGTGTTGATGATGGTCTGCGACAGGTCACTGATCGCCTGCGCGCGGTCCACCTCGATGGCGCCGCTCTTTAGCCCGCGCAGCGTTTCAAACAGCAGCTCCCGAAGGCTGTCGATGTTGTTGTCAGGGGTGGTGCTGGACGTGGTCATGTGTGGTCCTCGTTCGAGGTGCCGCGGCGTTGTTTGCTGCGGCGTTTGATTTGTCGGGTGACAGCGCTGCGCAGCAAGACCACCGCAGCCAGCGCCTGCGGCAGCCGGTGCACCGTGTTGCGCGCCATGTTCTCTTCGTGGCTGATGCACTCCAGCCGGTCGAGCGTGATCTCGCGTTCGACCGCGGTACGCATGCCGGGCTTGAAGACCACGATGTGCCCGGCCGGGATCGGGCCGTTTGCGGCCTCCCACACCAACCGATGCACAGAGCGCCAGCGCTGGCCGCCGCGGCCCGCGTCGGTGACCTTCCGCGACAACAAACCGTCGGCATCAATGCGGGTGGTGCCGACGGGCTTGTAGAGCGCCTGCGCCTTGCCGTTCAGGTTGCCCTTGCGGAAAAAGGTCCAAGCACACTTGGCGCGCACGTGCTCGGGCATCGGCTGGCCCTTGTTCGCGGGCACCTGGCCCGGCGTCCAGCGAGTGGCAAGCAGCCGCGGATCGTTCGACGCGCGGGTGCGCTGGGCCTGCTTGATGCGGGCCCAGTACTCTGCGTGCTTATGCGCTTCGCACAGGCCCAGCCTTTGCGCCAGGCAGTAGACGCCCGCCGGTGCGCGATCAAGGATCGGCGCCAGCTCCTGCGCCGTCAGGAACGGCCACAGGTTGCGCACTGTGTCCACCTCGCGGGGCTCCCAGCGCCGCCGGTGACGGCGCTCAGCCATCGGCGCTCGCCACGGCTGACCACGCCACCACGCAGCCATACACCTCAGCCCAGCGCGCCCTGCCCGCGCAGTAGTGGCGCTGCTGCAGCACGTCGAGTGCCTGCTCAATGCGGCCCGGCTGGGCGAGCAGGATCAGAGGCGTGAGCGGCGCCCGCAGAATCTCCACGCTTTGCACGGTGGCGCCCAGCTCCTCGAGGAGCTCGACGCAGAAGCCGACGTCGCCCAGGCGGTTCAGCACCGCCGAGGACTGCGCGCGTTCAGGCGCCCGGGCGTTGGCGTCGGGGTAAAAGCCGCCGGTCACGACAACACCTCACCGAGCCGCTCGGGCTCAAGCACGGCCTCGGCCGGCGCGGTGTGCGCCACGGCGCGCATGGCGCTCAAGGCGTCCGGCGCCTGGACCTGGTGGAACGGCAGCAGCCCGCAGGCGGGCACAGCGCCGCCGCGGGGCAGGTAGGGGACGCGGTAGCTGTAGACCGGTGCGTGTTGGTGGATGATGGTTTGCAACTCGGGCTCCAAAACGTAAGACGAGCTTACCCTTGAGTCCGAAGGAAAGTCAAGCTTACCAAGCGTGGTCCCTCATTCGGCTTGTGCACCGGTTGGACCTGGTGTCCAATTCAGACACCGATGCTCAGACGGGGGGTGCCGCGATGCGAAAAGGAGTCGCTCAGGTTTCGTGCGTTTTCTGCGCATTCATGACGCCCATTGCGGGCCTCGCGCAGTCGCCGCCATTGGAGTTCAAGGGCATGCGGATCGGGCAGCCGATGCCTGAATCGATGCGTCGGACACTCGGCTGTCGCCCAGTCGACGACACTTGCACTCAGGAGCTATGGTCGGTCCATCAGGGGAGGACCATCGCTGGAGCTGCAATCGAGCGGCTCGCTGTCGGCCTCGACGAGAACCGCAACGTCTCGACCATCGCGTTGTCGGTCGATGCAAGCGAGTTCGACATCGTCCGCGACGCGCTCGCGGCCAAGTACCCGGCGCTGAAGTGTGTTCAGTCGACGACGCAGAATCTCGCGGGAAACACGTTCGACCAGATGGTCTGCCGCTACGCTGACAGCGCCGGTTCGTTGACCATCACCAAGCGCGACGCCAAGGTTTCAATGACCACGGTGGTCATGATCTCGCACGCCGCCATGGCCAAAGCCGACGCTCAGCGCGCGGAGCGGCTCAAGGACCTTTGACCTTCACGCAGGGATGAAGAGGTCGCGAGGCAACGCACCGTAGGCTTTGTGCATCGCGACGATTTCTTTCTCTTCCAAGGTGATTGGCGCATGCGCTTCGTTGACCGAGCGCAGTTCGACGATGCCATCGCGATGCAGCGCGAGCTGCTTCACCATGCTTCGGCCGTCGATGGTCTTGACTACGACGTCGTCGCCGACCTGCGGCGCGCGGTTCGGTTCGACGACGACGAACTCGCCGGGCTTGATGCGCGGCCGCATGCTGTCGCCGCGCACCCGCAGCGCATAGGCGTTCGGGTCACGGCTCGGAAAGTCCAAGAACCCCTCGCCGTGGCCGGCCGGGTACTGCAGCTCTTCGTAGAAACCGCCGTCGCCTAGCTGGGCTGTACCCACCACAGGGATGCGGCCGCTGCGACTGCTGCGCCGAACCACGCCATAGTCCGGCGCGGTCTCTCTCAACTCGTGCACGTTGATCGCGACCAGTGGGTCGTCTCCACTGGTGGCGACGTGCAGCTCGGTCAGCCGGATCCCGAGCCAGTTGCAGAGGTCGATGAGCCGGTCGGCTTCGGGGCGGTTTTTGTCGCCCTCCCAGAGCGTGACCGAGTTGCGCGAAATCCCGTACCGATCGGCCACTTCCTGTTGCGTGTAGCCGTTGCGTTCGCGCGCGGACCTTAGGAGTTGCCCGAGGCTGGCCATGGATAGATTGTGCAGCGTCTGCCTGCGACCGTCACCGCAAGTTTGACTTGCCGTAAGTGAGTAAGGTACGCTTACCAACGTGACAGACCCTCTAGCAAAGGCAGTACGGTTGGCCGGTGGCCCGGCAGCAGTCGGGCGTCTGTACACGCCGCCGATCAGCAGCCAGGCCGTGAGTCAGTGGACGCGATGCCCGGCTGAGCGGGTGCGCGCACTCGCCGCGGCCACCGGCGGCCAAGTGTCCGAAGTGCAGCTCCGGCCCGACCTGTATGGCGGCAGCGACGCAGCCGCCAATGAGGCGGGAGGCAGTTCCGAGCAAGTTCAGCAACCGGCGTGACATGACCCGCAGTGTGAGGTGCGGGTTTTTTTGTGACCAGAGATCAACTGTCCGTGGCTGTCCGTGAAAAACGGGCAGGCACGGACAACGGGAGAGTCAATGCAGCAGATGCAGCTACTGCATGAGTCCTTCACCGAGGCGCTGGCCGAGTGCGTGGCTGCGCTGGGTGGGGCCAAGGCCGTGGGCCCATTGCTCCGCCCGGCCATGAAGCCGGACCTCGCGGCCACCTACGTGCGCGACCGCCTCAACGCCAACCGGCGTGAGCTGTTCGACCCCGACGAGATCGTCGGCATCCTGCGCCAGGCGCGCATGGTCGGCTGCCACGCGGGCATGCAGTACCTGGCCCGCGAGTGCAGCTACGCCGAGCCCGTGCCGCTCGAGCCGCAGGACGAGCAGGCGCAGCTCATGCGCCAGTTCATCGACGCGCAGCGGCAAATGCAGGCGCTGGCCACGCGCATGGAGCGCATCGGACTGGTGAGGTCGGCGGCATGACTGAGCCCCGGAGTGCAGGCGCCCAGCCGCACGGCAATTCAGTGCGTCTTGCCGTGGGTTTCGTAAGCGACAAGGCTGGCGTACTGCTGCCGAGCTGCGGCATCGACATTCAGTCCGCGTGCTTTGCACCAGTCGGGGAAGGTGCGCGGGTCGAGGTGTGCCTTGACGGTGAGGAAGCCCTGGCCCACCAGCTTCTGCTCCACCTTCTCGGCCGCGGCGAGCCAAGCCTCGAATGTCGTGGGCAGCAGGTGACTGTCCGTCATGACCTGAAGGACGAGCGGGTAATCGTCTCGGCTGTACCAGGGCACTCCAACGGCTCGGATGGGTAGCTCACTCATCGGTGCCTCGCTGTGATGGCTGCTGAGGGGTAGGTTGGGACTAGCCGGCATCAGCCTAGCAGCGGGGCACCGGCCCACGCGACAACAAGACCAAACCGCAATGGCGACAACATCGAGAGCACACCACAGTGCAGGACCCCGCACCCCCACGGTGGCCGTGAAAAAGCAGCGACGTTGATGGTCAACGGTCTGCCCAGTCAATCCGGGAGAACGGGTCCTTCCGCTCACACGGACTGCGGATATTTCGATCCCCGCAGATTTTCTAGGCTGTGGGTCGGGGGCTTAGTCAATGGTCGGAGGTCAGCCGCGTGAGCTGGCTGAACTTCGACGACGTGCGCCGTCAGCTTGAAGCGGCGGGGCTCGATCTCGACAAGGGTATGGAGGTCGGGCCATGCCGTGACCGCTCCGATGGCTTCTGGCGCGTGAAGGTCAGGGGCGAGGGCAAGGAGCGGCGCGGCTGGTATCGGCTGCACGAGATCATCCTGGACAACGGCGACCGCCTGCTCGTCGGCTCCTACGGTGTGTGGCGCGGCCCCGAGTCGAACGCGCAGAAGGTCGAGCTGCGCAAGGACGCCCGCACGCGCGTCGACCCGGCGCAGATGGAGGCCATCAAGGCGCGGCAGCGCGAAGACCGCGCCAAGGCCGAAGCCGAGCGCGCGGCGCAGATCGAGCGCGCAGCTCGCCGCGCCGCCGCCTGGTGGTCGCAGTGCGCCGATGAGGGCATGCCGCCCTACGTCACCCGCAAGGGCCTGGCCTCGCGCCACGGTGCGCGCGTCACGCCCACCGGCAACCTGGTCATCCCCATGCACGATGCGCAGCGCAACGTGCGCGGGCTGCAGGTCATCTACAGCGACCCCAAGGTCAAGGAGCGCAAGGGCCGCGACAAGGACTACGCGCCGGCAGGCGTCAGCACCAAGGGCCTGCACTTCACTATCGGCGCCATCGCCTCGGGCGGCGTGGTCCTGGTCGCCGAGGGCTACGCGACCGGCGCCACCCTGCACGAGGCCACCGGACTGCCGGTGGTGGTCGCATTCGATGCCGGCAACCTGCTGCCGGCTGTCGAGTCACTGCGCAAGGTGTTCAAGCGCCGGCTGCGGTGGCTGTTCTGCGGCGACGACGACTACCTGCAGACCTGCATCGAGTGCAAGCAGTGGACGCAGCTCGCCACCGAGGCGTGCGATCACTGTGGTCGGCCGCACCGCAAGCGCAACGGCGGCCGCCTGGCAGCGGAAGCCGCGGCGCTGGCCGTCGATGGCGCTGCGGTGTTCCCGCGCTTCCCGTTCATGCGGCCGCTGTCGCACAAGGGCCCCACCGACTTCAACGACCTGCACGTGCACCCTGAGGGCGGCCTGCCGATGGTGGCCGCCCAGGTCGAGGCCCGCCTGTCGGAGCTGGGCTGGTCGGTGCCAGCGCGCGGCGCGGCGGGGCCTGGCAGCGAGGGGGGCGGGGGACGCAAGGCGCTCAAGCCGCTGCTCACCGTGCAAGAGGCGGTGCAGCGCTACTCGCTCGTCTACGGCGGCAGCGGCACGTTGTTCGATCACCAGGAGCACCTGCTCGTGCCCAAGGGCGACGTGCTCGACGTCCTGCCCGACCACGGCTGGCGCGAGTGGAAGGCGCACCCGCAGCGCAGCGTCGTGCGCATGGATGAGGTGGGCTTCGACCCCAGCGAGAGCGACGCTCGCATCAAGTGCAACCTTTGGGCGGGCTGGCCCACGCAGCCGGCGCCGGGGCGCTGCGACGTGTTGCTCGATCTGCTGCGCTTCCTGTGCAGCGGCGAGGACAACACGCCCGAGCTGTACGACTGGGTGCTGCGGTGGCTGGCTTACCCGCTGCAGCACCCCGGCGCCAAGATGAAGACGGCGCTCGTCTTCCACGGCCCGCAGGGCACCGGCAAGTCTCTCTTCTTCGAGACCATCCTCAGCATCTACGGCGTGTACGGCCGCATCGTCGACCAGGCGGCGATCGAGGACAAGTTCACCGACTGGATGAGCCGCAAGCTCTTTCTCGTCGCCGACGAGGTGGTCGCGCGCAACGAGCTGTACCACATCAAGAACAAGCTCAAGGCCTACATCACCGGCGAGTGGATTCGCATTAACCCGAAGAACGTCGCCGCGCACGACGAGCGCAACCACGTCAACATCGTCTTCCTGTCCAACGAAAAGCAGCCGCTCGTGCTGGAGGAAGACGACCGGCGCCACGTCATCGTCTGGACCCCGCCGGCGCTCAGCGCGCAGTTCTACAAGGACGCCTCGGCCGAGGTGGCCAGCGGCGGCGCCGCCGCGCTGCACGACTACCTGCTGGCGCTCGATCTGGCCGACTTCGGGCCGCACACCAAGCCGCCGGCGACGCGCAGCAAAGCCGACCTGATCGGGATGAACCGCGACAGCATCAGCCTGTTTCTGTCCCACTGGGAAGAGGGCGAGACGCCGCACCCGTTCGGTCCGGCGCTCAGTCAGGACCTGTACCAGGCGTACAGCCGCTGGTGCACCCGCAACGGCGAGACGCGGCCGCGCAGCCACAACCAGTTCAGCGGCGACCTCATCAAGCGCGCGGGCTGGATCTGCGGGCCTAAGCACATGCACGCCGACCGGTTTGACGTGGGCGCCACCGTCCCCAAGCGCGTGGTCATACCACCGGCCGAAAAGCTCAAGCGCGCCGACACCGCCCAGCCGGAAGGCGTCACCGCCGCGCGCTGGCTGACCGACACCTGCTTGTCCTTCGCCGATTCCCTGAACGCCATCACCAGTCGATGACCCTCATGAGCACCAGACCACCCCAGTCCGATACGCACGATACGCACCAGAAGCCCGCCGATACGCGCACCGATACGCACTAAGTCTCTGATTTTCAATGGTTGATACGCGCGATACGCCTTTTTCCCCCCGCACGTGTGCGGGCGCGCGCACGCATGCGCGCACGCACGTGCGCGCGTGCAGGCGCGCATGTCCTGCGTTTCGTGCGTATCAAGAGAAAGGAATCAAGGACTTAGCGCGTATCGGCGCGCGTATCGGCGTGCGTATCGGCGCCTGCCCGCGTATCGGCGCCCTGCATCTGTCCGCCTTCGCCCGCGAAGGAGGCGGGCAATCATGAAGCCCAAGCGCCTCAAGGTCGCCGAGCTGCAGCAGGACCCGCGCAACGCGCGCGTCCACAACCGGCGCAACCTCAACGACATCAAGGCCAGCCTGCAGGCCTACGGCCAACAGAAGCCCATCGTGGTCACGCGCGAGGGCGTGGTCATCGCCGGCAACGGCACGCTGGCCGCTGCCGCCGAGCTTGGATGGGAAACCATCTACGCCGTCGAGACTGCGCTCACTGCCGAGCACGCCAAGGCCTACGGCATCGCCGACAACCGCACCGGCGAAACCTCCGACTGGGACGCCGAGCGCCTGGCGCAGCTTGTCGCCGAGATCTCCGACGAGCAGCTCATCAAGTCCCTTGGCTTCGACAGCGCCGAACTCGACGAGCTGCTGCTGCCCATCGCCGCCACCGGCGGCGGTGGCGGCGGCGGAAGCGACAGCAAGCGCGTGCCGCAGCGTGACGGCCCCACCGTGCGCGCCGTGTTTGCCGTGCCCGAGGTAGCCACCATCGAGACCGCCATCGAAGCCACCGGCGAGCGCAACCGCGCGCAGGCCCTGCTTCTCATCTGCAAGAACTACCTGGCCACTGCCCATGCAAAAGGACAACAGCACCTTTGAACACAAGGTCGCGCTGCGCCGGGTCGCCGTCAAGCGGGCCGGTGCCGGCGCGCTCGTGCTGGAAACGCACGGCGGCTTCGGCCGCATCTTCGAGCGCGTGTACGACCAGCTCGCCGGCGTCGTCATCGAGAAGGACGACAAGAAGGTCAAGCACCTGGCGCAGCAGCGGCCCACCTGGCGCGTGTACCAGGGCGACTGCGCCAAGGCGCTGGCCGCTGGCCTGGCCGCGGACGTGCCGTTCTCGGTGATCGACCTCGACCCCTACGGCTCGCCGTTCGACGTGATGGAAGCCATCTTCAGCGGCGAGCCGCGCAAGCTCGCACAGCGCGTGCAGCTCGTGGTCAACGACGGGCTGCGCAACAAGGTCAAGGTCGGCGGTGCCTGGCACACCGCGCGGCTCAAGCCGATCGTCGCCCGCTGGGGCAACGACCTGTACCCGGTGTACCTCGATGTCGCGCGCGAGCTGGTGCGGGAGATCGCTGGCGCCGCCGGCTTCAAGCTCGCCGACTGGGGCGGCTACTACTGCGGCGCCAACGGTGACATGAGTCACTACCTGGCCACGCTGGAGCGTGGCCAGTGAAGCGCGGGGCGTCAGTGGGTCAGCGTCAGCGGGATGGTCGGGCGGTCCCGCATCTTGCTCAAGTGCTCGTTGCGGATGTCGCGCTTGTCACCCGGCAGGCGGGGGAACTCGTCCCAGGTGCGACCGTCCAGCAGGCGGCCGGCGCTCTTCGCGTGCAGCCCGCCCCACTGCTTGTGGAAGAACCGCACGCCGGCGGCCACGCAGTCGTCGCGGATGCGGCGCACCCAGTCGATGCGGTCCAGCCGTGGCACCCAGCGGCTGCCCTCGCGGTCCGCCAGCCCGCGCAGCTCGCGCAGCTTCGGGTCCAGCAGGTGCGTGCCGCTCTCGCCGCCGGTGATGCACCAGTGCAGGCCCGACCAGTCCATGACCAGCGGAGAGAGCAGGGGCTCCGCCGAGACAAAGCGGATCGAGGCCTGCACCTGGCGCAGGATGTCCGCGCGCGGCGTGGCCTTCTGGTCCTCGATCGTCGTGCCGGCCCAGAAGTTCTCGGGCAGCGCGCGCCGCTGGCTGTACTCCAGCATGCGCTCCGGGCGCTTCGTCAGCACCTGGTACTGGTGCTGCGGCGTGGCCTCAATCACGTCCAGCACCTTGTCCACGTAGCTGAACGGGATCTCCTCCCAGAACAGATCGCTCATCGAGTTCACGAAGATGAGCGATGGCTCCTTGAGCCGCAGCGGCTCGCGCAGCTTGTGCGGCCGCAGGGTCAGGTCGAAGCCATCGGGAAAGGCAGGGGTGCCGCGCTTGTTCTCGGCGATGGTGTGGGCGTAGCAGTAGGCGCAGCCCGAGGTGATGCGCTTGCAGCCGGTGGCCGGGTTCCATGTGACCTCGGTCCAGATGATGCCGGTCTCGTTCATGCGGTCGTGTCCTTGGCAGTGCGGCCGGGCCCGGGTGAGAGGCCCGGCCGCGTGGGGTTAGTGGACCGTGGCGGGCTTGGCCGTGGCGGGCAGGGCCTCAGCCGCGCTGCTGTCAGCCTTGGCCTTGCGCGCCTTGGCCGCCTTCGGCTTGGACTGCGCGGCCGGCTTGGCGTGCGGCAGCTGCGGCGTGGCCAGGTGCGCTTGCAGCTCCTTGATGCGAGCGGCAACGTGACCGATGCGGGCCTCGAGGTCGGCCTTCTGCTCCGGGCTGCGCGCCACGTTCAGATTGCTGGTGAGCCGCGTCTGCCAAGCGCGCAGCGCCGCGATGCTGCCGCGCAACCCTTCGCCCAGGAGCGGCGCCACCTTGGCGACGGTCTCGGCCTGCTGCTTCGTGTCCATCGGCATCACGTAGAGCATGGCCGGGTGGTCGCACTCGAACATGAAGACGGCGGCATCCTTGACCGTGCCCACGTAGGCGTGCGTCGCCTTGGCGCCCAGCGTGGCCGCCACTGCGCCGGCGGACTTGAGGTAAGCCGAGTTGATCGCCGCCGTGGTCAGCGCCTCCTGGCCCTCGCGGTTGAGCGCACCGCTCTGCGTGTGCACCACGCGCTGCCAGTCCGGGAACTTGCCGTCCACCACGTTGATCCGGAACGCTGCCCGCATCGCTGGGTCACCGATCACCGCGGTCCGGTGACCCGGCCCCCACTCGACGATGGCCTGCGCGTCGAGCTTGCCGACCACGGCCAGCGCCTCGGCCAGCAGATCGCGCGACAGGATGAAGCCGCCCTCAGGCCAGTCCGCCGGCAGCGCGTCTTGCTGCGGCCGCGCCAGCCCGCACACCAGCAGGCGGTGGCCATCGGTCGCCACCACGCGCAGGGCGCCGTCGCGGATCTCGATGTTGACGCCGTTCAGGTAGTAGCGCGCGTCGTTCTTGGCGGCCACCGACAGCGCGGCCTTGAGCTGCTCCACCGGCACCAGGATGCGCGCCGGCGGCGGCAGCTCCTCGGCCTGCTCCTTGGCGGGTGCGCTGGTGGTGGTGGCGGGGGTGGTGGTAACTTTCGATTCAGCCATCTTGGCCTCCTTCTCGGTCTCAGGTGGTCAGGCGCCGGCGGTGTGTCCGCACCGCCGCGCGCCGCTTCTCGCCGGGTCCGCCGGCAACGGTCTTACTCCTGCTCCTTGACGGCGCGCACGATGCGCGCCGCCTCTCTGATCCCGGCGGACAGGTTCCCGTCCGCCAGCTCCCGCAGCGTCTGCACGGTCGGCGCGTCAAGCATCACCTGGTGCCGCTCAAGCGGCGTACCGGTGATCGGCTTGCGCCCGGCGCCCTTGCGGGCGCCCCCGCGCTTGACCGCCTCAGGCATGGGCCCGCTCGCGCTTGACTTCGCCCAGCGTGCGCGGCGTCCAGTGCAGGTCCAGCTCGGCACCGGCCGCGATCATGTCCACGATGCTGATGTAGCCCAGCTCGCCGCCATCGCCGAACAGATCCGCCAGCCCGAACGCCTGGCGCTGGCCGGCGCGGTCCAGATCGACATCGCGCTCGGTGATGTACCAGTCCGCGCCGCGCAGGAAGTAGTGCAGGTGCACCACGGCGTCATCGCCGAGGCCGTCCTGCTGGTAGGTCATCGGCATCGCGCGCACCTGGTCGGCCAGCTCGATCGCCTTGTGCATGAACCAGTCGCCTTCCTCGCCGCGGAACGCCTGGCCGATGGTGCGGTACTGCGCGAGGCTGAGGAACCCGCCGAGCGTGGCCATGGCCGCGCCCGCGCGCATCTGCAGTTGTGTCCTGGTCTGACTTGCTTGCATCGCCTTCTCCTTGCAAGTGGGGTGGGTCAAGTGGCCGGTGTCCGCCGTCCACAGAAGAAACTATACACAATAAATCAAAATCCCCTCCAATTGATCCTTCCTATGGGGTCCCCGTGACGGATAGCACGGTGAGCAATCGGCTCTCGCAAGCGCAGTTCGCGCGGCTGCTGGGGGTCGATCCGGCCTACGTCACCCGCCTCAAGCAGGACGGCCGGCTGGTGATGGAAAGCGGCAAGGTCCTGGTGGCCGAAAGCCGCGCCCGCATCGCCGCCACCCAGGGCGAGCGCGACGATCTGCGCGAGCGCCACGCCGCCGCGCGCGGCCAGCCGGCCGACGTGCAGACGCCCGC